TGCCCATTTAACAATCGGTATTTGATAGTCAAAAAGGTTTTTATTTAAATCATCGCAAGCAAAACCAGATTGATTTTGTCTAAATGATTTATTAGATAAAAACTCCTCATATTTCATTTTCTTCCCCTCTGTTTCGTTTCAGCGTGGTAATACTACTACTTAATTAAAAGTAGTGTCAATACACTTTGCGCAAAATAATTGAAATTTCTTTCAACTGTCTTTTCAGCAGTTCGTTTTCACGCTGATAATCTGCATTTTGTTTTAGCAATCGCTGTATTGTCGTATGCTTCCGCTGTAGATCAGCTTGCAGTGCGTCATGGCTTCTGACTAGTGCTTCGTTCATCTTGTCGCCTTTATTAGTGGTTTTTCAGTGGGTTTAAGCTTGTTGTCATATTCAACCAGGCAATCAACGCATATTTTCACATTCTGGCTTGTTAGATTAATTAGCGGCGCTTGGCAGTATCCGTTGGGACAAGTGGTTCTCATTTTTTACCTCGTCTTAAGTCGTATATTCTGCGGCATTCTTTTTTCATCATGTCGCATATTTCTGGCGGCAAGTTTGCAAAGTATGATAGCTGTTTATCTTTGCTAACATTTAGAACTTTGCAGGCTTGCTGATATATCGGAAATCTTATTGCAGACAACTCTGCTTTTGATAATTCGCTTACCGCTAAAGATCCAGCAAGCGCGCTTTCAATTCGTTTGCTAGGTTTATCCATTCTTCAAACGCCATAATTGCAGCCTCATGACCAAGCGCTACACAAACAAAAGCGCCGTTATTTTTACATGATTCAAGATATTCAATTTGGCCTTCTTGCCACTTGCTTTTTGTGTGGTCTTTCCGTTTCATCTCACAAACAAAAGCTGGAAAACCAGGAATGACAATATCTGACGCGCCCGGGGTTAAGCCTAGCGCCTTATCTTTTTTAAGACTGTAAAAGTCTTTGCCCTTTCTCTTCGCCTCATTTTTTGGGTGAATCGCTGTACTGCCTATCTCTGGATAGTCACGCCTAATAATATTAAAAAATGCTATTTGCTCTGCGGTTTCTGTTGGGCAGTCACCACGAAAGTCTAAATTGCCGTAAGTTTGTAGCCATGCCGGTATTTTCACAAAATATCCTCCTCTTGGTTAAATGCAATAACATCATAAAAATCTGAACCTCGCTTGCGCTTACAGGTGATCGTTTCTGGCTTTCTTGCCTTTGATATATGCGCTATAAAAACGTCAACGTCAGGCGCGACATGACCATTAAATAGTGCCTTGTTTAGCAGTTCCCAATTTGCCTTGTGTTTTGGGTTATAGTAGATCTTGAAAGTGCGATACTCGGTTTTTACGGTGCATTTAATTGTATCGTTACCTTTTATCGACACATGCCTGGCAATATCGAACGCTAAAACCTTATCAACAGTAGCAATATAGGGATCCTTTTTGATTCTGGCAAAGTCACGGCGAAGCTTTTCGTTTGGATCCACTAATTCCTCTTTGCACTCAGCACAGAATCTGGCTGCTATATCGTTCTCAGCGTGGCATTCTGGACATTCTTTGAACGTCCAACGGTTTCCGCATCGTCCATATACGCCTTTGCTTACCTGAATCTCGCCAAGGCAGCGCCGCCCCATATGCGCAGGCATAAAGCCGCTTTCTGTTTCAATCTCATTGCCTGCCGCATCAAGAAAATAACCCTCCTCACTAATGGCGAGCTGGTCAGGGTTTGGCCTTGCGGCGAATTGATTAATATACCCGCATTCTCCGCATAGTGCATCGATAACACCCGAATCACTGCCGCCACCGCTAACGCTTACTTCTGGTTCAAATAAATTATTATGCAGCTTGTGGCGTTCTATGTTTTCAGCATAATCCAGGATCAAGCAATCCTCTTTCCCGTCAGCCAAACGCAAACCGCGACCTATTATTTGCTGCAATAACGCTGGTGATTCAGTCGCTCTAAGTAGTGCAACCAAATCAACGTGAGGCGCGTCAAATCCAGTGGTTAAAGTCTCAACTGACACAATATACTTAAAGCGCTGCGCTTTAAAATCATTAACCAGGTTTTCACGCTCTGGTTTTTTCATGTTAATATCACCGCCAAGCATTCGAGCATTACCTGGCGGCAAGCTCTGCAATATCTCTTTAGCGTGCTGAACTGTAGCTGCGAATAACATTACGCCTTTTCGATTATGAGAGTGTGCAACCACGTCTGCAACAATCTCAGCTGTTAATCGGCCCTTGCCCTCGAATACCTGCTCCAAGTCTTTAGCGTTAAATTTGCCGCTGCGATTCACCTGCATGTTGCCAGCATGATATACACCAACCTCTGAGGGATCAGCATGAGCCGGTGTTAAAAACCCCATATCAATTAACTCATCAGTGCCGATTTGATATAGCAGTCTATTAAAACGTGGGTCTTTGGCGCAATCCTCGCCTACATGCTGTCCACTAATATCGTACTGATAAATATAACCGCGCCCTGTTCTGTACGGCGTGGCAGTCATGCCGATGACTCTAAGCTTTGGATTTTTTTCGCGCATTTTATCGATGATACGGAAATTCATATCTTCGTTTTTATGAGCCTCATCTATAATAACGGCCGTAAATTTATCACCAAAGCGCTGTATGTTATTTTCAACGGTTTTAGGTGTGGCATATACTACATTATGCCGCATACATTTTGAGCCAGCGGCGGCGCTGAATATGCTTGCAGGATTACCAGTAGCTAGGTATTTTTCGTGATTTTGTTCAGTAAGCTCTTTTGATGGCTGGATACATAGAACCTTTTTACCCGTTCTATCCACAAGCCATTGCGCAAGCGCTGCACAAATCCATGACTTGCCGCTACCGGTTGCACAGGATATAAGGCAAGGATCTAGGCGCTTCAACATCCATGAAGTAGCGGCATCGACTGCCGCTTGTTGGTAAGGGCGCAATTTCATGACAACTTCCAATAACTAGTTGTTTTGCCAGTGTACGGCTCCAAATCCATATCCGGTAAATGCTCTTTTACTATCTTGGCATAGCCAACAGTGCCTTTCCGCTCAACTTTTGTCAGCTTGCGCCCCCAAATTACAGCGTTTTTGTTTTTAGCTGATTCAACTAGCGCGGCTAATATTTCTTTTTTTCTTGCCGTTGCTTCATCGATGGCAGCGCAAACATCATCGTAGTCCTCAAGCAAAATGTTTGCAGATAGTGTATTTATTTCAACTTGTTTTGGCTCAAGGTGCTCAGGATTATCCAATTCGCTTAAATACCACTTATAAAACTCTTCTAGCGCTGGCAAGTTATCGTCAAACCATTTTTGACTAAACTTTACTGTTTCTACTGAATCACAATGCTTGCTCCACTGGTAAAAATCACAACTCTTTCGGCCTGTCACAGCCATTTCTATCTGCATCTGAGCGTAATAATGAGGCTGCTCATCAGCTGTTTTGAATTCTGGCTTTTCTTTGTTTCGCAATCCGAACGGGCATTTTATTTCAATCAAAAGCTCGTCGCTTATAAGTCCGTCAGGACTAGCGCCTAACCAGTTATAATCAGGATGAACAAAAAAACCACACTCTTCTACAAAATTACCTGTCAGCCCCATATAATCCATTGTTGCTAGCGGCTCATGCAGTGTACCGTACTCAGTGGCTATATTGCCTGTAAATTCACTTTCTGCGCCATGGTAATCACGCACCATTTGCCTGATTAAATCTTCTGGCTTTTTCCAGGGATTCAAACCAAGCGCCGCACCGATATTTGAGCCGGTCAGCTTGCCTTTTCGAGCTTCATACCATTCTTTAGATCTTTGTTCCATAATCTTTACCTCTGCCAAAAAGGGCGCATAGCGCCCGCCAATTAAAACGGTATGTCGTCACTTTCATCTACAGCCTCAGCGGCTGGCGCTGGCTTTTGTGCGACTGGCTCTTTAATCTCTGCACCCTTGTGCGGCGCAACCGCTGCAATCCAGTTACCGCTCCTTTTCTCGCCAGTGGCGCTATCTTCCATCTCCCACACCATGCACTTAATCGCCATCATCTTTCCAACTAGCGCACTCATTAACTCCATGTCTGAAGGCTCGCCAGTAACCTGCATCAACTTGCCACCGGCGTTTGCGTCAATCGCAGCAAGCATTCGCTTGGCTTTGTCAGCTGTGGCGGCCTTGTCTTTATCGCTAGCCATGCCAAACACTTTAACTTTGTGAAAGATCACACGGTTGGCGTATGCGTCAGGCTGCATAACACGCCACTTAAGCGAAATATAGCGATCATCCTGGTATGAATCCCATTTCGCCTCCTCAATAGCACCAATACACGTTGTGTCGTTTGGAATTGGCTCAAGATTGCCGCTTGCAAGCTCGAACGTATTAGTTGACTCTGCTTTAGTTCCGTCATTTAAGTCCCAAAAACTCATAATTATTCACCTTTGTTAAAAAATGGAATTAACTCAAGTAGCGGATTGCTACCCTTTTCTACTTCGATTTCTTCAGGGAAATCATACCTGTTCTTTGCATCGACATAACCGATGGTTCCTTCACTCGCTGCAATCAACACACGTTCGCCAGTGCTGGTTACTTTGCCAAATGATTTTACGTTGCCTTTCTTGTCTTTCTCGCTACCCATTACAAACTCTTTAGATTTCAGGTAAAGCACTGCGTCACTGGTTGCAACATAAATCTTGCGGCTAGCTTCGTGCATGTCTAAAGACCATGTGCTATATGCTTCAACGTCTGGGCGATTCTTAACTTTGCAGATGCCGCTATGCGCTAGAAAGATAACTGCAATACCTTTACGGCGCAGGTGTTCGCAAGCGTTACGCACTTTTGAATGAAGTGTAGCGACTTCAAGATAACCTTTCCCATAGCCGCCGCCAGCCTCGCCAATATTGGTCGCGTTTGGATCGAACTCAATTACCTCATTCTCAAAGACAGTGTTAAGCGTTGTTACTGCATCGATAATAACTGTTTTAAAATCATGATCTTCAGTAATAAGCTCTCGTAATTGCGCCAGCAATATATCGCTTGGCTTGCGTTGCTTTTCAGCATTTGGCGCTGGTAGTTCTGGGAATAGCGTTGGTTTATCTTCATCATTCCAGGTTTCAAAAACGCTGCCAGCATTCTCGGCTTGAACAAAGATTGGGCTAGGGAATAGTGCTGCTAATGATGTTTTACCAACACCAGGAAAACCGACAATCGTTAATACAGGGGCTTGCACAGTAGGCTTAGAAGCCTTTGATAAATAACTCATAATATTACTCCGCATTGGGATGTTTTTGTTTGCTGTTGTGTAAACAGTGATTGCA